ATATGCTAGACATATAGCAGAAGGTGGTACACCATACGATGAGCGTGGTAAGCATATCACTTCATTAGTGGAAGAGTATTCAAAAATGGCTGGCTTTGTTCGCGCTACTAAAGGCAAGCAGTTTAATGAATCAGCACAGCAATTAGTAAATGAAGGTTTAACACATTATCAATCTTTGCGCGAATCACTACGCAAGATGACTGGTCATCGTGGATACAATGCTTATTTTGAAAGTTGGACACCTGCACTAATGGAAGATGGAGAAGAACAAACTAATCTTAACGAACTATTCGTACAAGAAACCCTCGATCCCAGAATTGAAAGTGTAATGCCAATATTAAGTCGTTTACATAAGAAAGTCAGTGAAATGACAGAAGTAGATTCATTAGCAGAATGGGCTGATGTTATTATTGATGAAGCTACTATTCCTGAAACAACCGACTTAGAAGAAAGTGAGGATTCATTCAATGAAGATGAAGAAAATTTGGATGAAGAACTAGATGCTGACCAAAAGCGTGTAGGTCAATTGGGACCTACTGAACCCATAGGCAAAGACGGTGGAGTGGGTAAATTGGTTGGAGTTAGCGAAGGTAATACTTTGGCAAGTATTTTAGAATTGGCTGGTATCAAAAAAGCCCAAAAACAGTAATAAAATATCAATTTCACCTTATTGGTGATAAATACCATTGACACAGATGCTATTTCTGCTATAATAGCATCTGTGTTAGTTGCCTAGGTTGGCAGCGACATTAAAAAAACTGAGACCATCTCAAGGACATAAGGATAAACTAAAATGGCATCACTCCAAGAAATCCGCGCACGAATCGCGGCAGCAGACAACAAAAATCAAAGTTCCGAAACAAGAACCCCAACAGATAATGTACTTTACGCGCATTGGAATATGAGCGAAAATGCTAACGCAACTATCAGGTTTCTACCTGATGGTGACGCAAAAAATACATTCTTCTGGGTAGAGCGTCAACAAATCAAATTACCCTTCAATGGTGTTAAAGGCGAACCAAATAAGAAAATGGTAGTAGTTACACTTCCATGCGTAGAAATGTGGGGCGATACTTGCCCAATTCTAGCAGAAGTTCGTCCTTGGTACAAAGACGAAACACTAAAAGAAATGGCAAACAAGTATTGGAAAAAGCGTAGTTATCTATTTCAAGGCTTTGTTCGTCAAAATCCTATTGGTGACGACAAGACTCCTGCGAATCCAATTCGCAAATTCATTATCTCTCCCCAAATCTTTGCTATCATCAAGGGTTCTCTTATGGATCCTGAAATGGAAGAACTGCCTACAGATTACACGCAGGGATTGGATTTCAACATTAAAAAAACAACAAAAGGTAAGTACTCAGATTACTCAACCTCAAACTGGTCACGAAAGGTTACTGCCTTGACTGAAGCAGAACAGGCAGCTATTGAAGCACATGGCTTGTTCAATATTTCAGATTGGTTACCTAAGCGTCCTACTGAAGCTGAATTGAACATTATGAAAGAAATGTTTGAAGCGTCAGTTGATGGACAAGCATATGACTCAGAACGCTGGGGAAATTATTTCCGTCCTTATGGTGTTGATGTTCCTGAATCCGCAGAAAGGAATGACTCTGTTCCTGTACAATCAGCAAAACCTCAACCCAAAGCCCAAGAATCATTTGATGAGCCTGATGAGCAAGATGAACCTAAAGCAGCAGCACAGCCTGTTAAGGTTCCTACTTCAAGTGGATCAACAAATGCTCAAGATATCTTGGCAATGATTCGTTCACGCCAAAACAAAGCTTGATATAAAAGGGTGAGATTGGGATTTAGGTCCCAATCTCAGATACATTTAAGGAAACAATCATGACCACACCATATGAAAGACACCGTTCCTTAGTACAATCTCGTAAGCTATTGGAAGAACTATGTGATCCAGGTCGCACACCCAGAGTTCCAGGCATCATCAGAGACCGTGCTAGAGGTATATTACGCCATTATCCCAGTGATTGGGATTTAGATACTATGGCTAAAAAGTGCCCAGAACAACTAGACAGCGAGCAGTTTAACATTTATAATACAAATAAAATTTAAGGAGAGCTTAATTGACAAAACCATTCGACCTTTCGAAATTCAGAAAGGATTTAACTAAAGCTATCGATGGCATTAGTTTTGGATTTAATGACCCTACTGATTGGGTAAGCACAGGTAACTATGCGCTAAATCTTAGGATTTCAAATGACTTTAATAAAGGTGTACCCCTAGGTAAAGTTACCGTTTTTGCTGGAGAATCAGGATCAGGTAAGAGTTATATTTGCTCAGGCAATCTAGTTCGTCATGCCCAACAACAAGGAATTTTCGTAATTCTAGTTGATAGTGAAAACGCATTGGATGAAGCTTGGCTACATAATTTAGGAGTAGACACTAGTGAAGACAAACTACTCAAATTAAATATGGCTATGATTGATGATGTAGCTAAAACTATTTCAGAATTCATGAAAGGTTACAAAGAGATTCCTGAAGGTCAAAATAAACCTAAGGTACTTTTCGTAATTGATTCATTGGGTATGTTACTTACTCCTACTGATGTAAATCAGTTTGAAGCAGGTGATATGAAAGGTGATATGGGTCGCAAACCTAAAGCACTAACATCATTGGTTCGTAACTGCGTAAATATGTTTGGTAGTTATAATGTTGGATTGGTTGCAACTAATCATACATATGCTAGTCAGGATATGTTTGATCCTGATGATAAAATCAGTGGTGGACAAGGTTTCATTTACGCAAGTTCTATTGTTGTCGCAATGAAAAAATTGAAACTTAAAGAAGATGAAGATGGTAACAAAGTCACTGAAGTCAGAGGTATTCGTAGTGCTTGTAAAGTAATGAAAACTCGTTACGCTAAACCCTTTGAAGGTGTACAGGTCAAGATTCCTTATGAAACAGGTATGAATCCCTACAGCGGACTAACTGACTTGTTTGAAGCATCAGGATTACTAACCAAAGAAGGTAATCGTCTAGTGTTTACAACTAGTGAGGGAGAAGTTATTAAATTCTTCCGTAAAGGGTGGGAACACAATGAAGATGGTTGCCTAGATAAAGTAATGGCTGAGTACCATAGCCGTGTAGGCAAACAAAATATCGTACAGGATGTACAGGAGGGTGAATCATGAACATGAATTTTATTTCTGAAATTTGGGATCTATTAAACTATTATGTTGATGTAAATGATAGGTCTGCTGCTGCTACAACATTGGTTGATTTCTTAATTGATAATAACTATAGTGCCGAAGAAATAAAAACAGCATTTTCTGGAGAAAAGGAAGTACTCAAAGCACTGGAAGCATTCAGTGACGATGAATATGACTATAGTGACGATGAAGATGATGTATATGACACAGATGAAGACAATGATTGGTAAGGATTCTTTGTGAATTGGTATACAAAAGTATCAACTGATATTTCTGCTATCCCTGATTTTATCTCCCACTTTGAAAATGAGTATGCTCAAGCAAAGTGGGAGGTACATATCAAAGGTAGTATTGAGAAAAATTTGGCTTCACTTCCTGGTATCACCGAATTAAGATTTGCACAACTACAAGAAATTGAAGCCGTTCTAAAATTCCTTAATATAAAATTAGGGCAAATCAAAAAAAAGCATTTTCAAAAATATTTAGAAGCATATAACAGAGCATTGACTGATCGCACTGCTGAAAAATATGCTGAAGGTGAACAAGAAGTAATAGACAACGAAATTATTATCAATAGTGTTAGTCTTTTACGGAATCAATATTTAGGATTGATGAAGGGGCTAGAGTCTAAAAACTTTATGTTAGGACATCTAGTAAAATTAAAAACTGCTGGTATGGAAGACTTTACAATTTAAGGGGTCAAAATTGAATTCAATCTCAGGAAAAAAATATACTTTATCTAGTTCATCTAAAGGGTATGGTATTAGTACGATGCAAAATTCTATTTTGGGTAGTTTAACAGATACTACTTCTGGTGAACCATTTGTTCAAAA